TTGAATATTAGTTGTTAAATTGATTACATATTCAACAGTAGTGGCTGCCGCCGCATCAAACGCAACATACCAGCTCATTGTACCACTGTCGAACTGTATGATATCATTTGCTTTAGCAACTAAGTTGCCCCAAGCAACTGTAGAATTACCGTCACTCCCTATATCTTCTACTATAAGGTATCTGCGACCGTTCACTGGTCCCGGTAATCCTGCATTTGGTCCTTGTAATTGAGGGTTAATAACACTGTGTACTGGGTTTAATGTATTTTGCGGTAAAGTTTCTGGGTCAATATCATATATCAATAATCTATCGTCAACTGGATCTGGAACAATAGTACCTACTATGTCATCTTCCATATATGGATTTTGTAACCATATTTGACTTATACCCGGTTTAACGGCACCGTATACGTTTAACAAACTACTCCAATATAAATCAGTATTAGGCGGAGTAGGTTCATCGAGATCCGTGTTAGGTGGATAAAATGCTTCATTTGCAGGTAGCAATTGTAATCTGTTACCTATCAATAATAAAGTATAACCGTATGGTGTAATTTTTTGTCTAGTTCCAATTAATAGATCATCATCTTGTATGTCCTGTAATGCAGAACCAAGATGTATGCTATTAATGATTTTAGTAATAACACCCAATTTTTTGAGTTTACTACTAGTGCTAATCCATATAGGCATATAGAACTTCCAACTCATTATATCAATCGGGTTGCCTGTGCCTACAGGTATAGTACGGCTAGTAAACGTTAACCCATCTTGATAAACAACTGATAATGACGTCCAATCTACAAAGTTATCAGTACTCTGAATTTCTAATGAAGGATTGAATAATGTTCCTAACTGCTCAAGTAATTCAAGTTTTTGATTATAATTTGTTGTCCAAAAATCTACTTGCATTCTTAATGTATATGGTACTGGCATTAATCGTTCTATAGTGAATGCTTGACCTTGTGTTGTTTCATATTGTTGTGTATCTTGATTATAAGCACGTTGACGAACGTTAATCTTATCAACAAAGGAAGGATCCTGAGTTCTACGTTGATCGTATTCAAGACCTGTAATATAGTATGTTATAATAGGTGCTGTAGGAAGATTACTTGCACTATTATTAGCTATAATTGTTGCAGCTTGTCTACTAGCATCACCGTATTGTACGGGAACACGCACGATAATATCATTGCCGTTAGGATCCTTACCTTTAGTCACTGACCAATTGCTGAACACCTTGGCGAACTGAATTAGAAAACGACGGACCTGATTATCATAGAAAAAATTTGCCAATTTGAATACCTTTTCAATATATCTTATTTAGTGCTTATGAAATCTACCAAAGGATGGTTTAGATACTTCTTTCTGACAGTGTGAACAAAAAATCATTATTTTATTAGGGTCTATTCTATTTTTTGAATTGAACGGATGTTTCTTTTCTTTCAGGAGTTGGTTGTGTGTTACATTTATTTTTTCTCTAGTCTTTTGTTGTTGAAATACATGAGTACCTTCTTCCAACTCCTGAATAGCTCTTACTCTCATACGGTCTTTGTGTTCTTGTCGTTGTAAATGATGTAATCCTTGTTCGACTAATTTTTTATGTGACTTGCTGCGTTTATGTTTGGTATTATTACTTACCGGTTTATTATAGAGAGGATGATTCGATCCAGATCGGTTTTTTGATTTACGTTCACTATCTTTTTTGATGAAGTTTGGGTCCTGAAAATGATGGGTTCCGTCTAACACTCTCTTCTGTGCTAATTCTGAACAACGTTTACTTTTTTCTTCGGGGCTAACGTTCATTCTGTTGATTATGCTTTGGCAAGCTCCCCAGTCACCTTGGTTATAATGGATATCATAATGTTCGTGTATAGTCAACAACTTTAAATTATCAATATGGTTATTGTTACGGTCACCGTCAATATGATGTATCTCCAATCGCCTTCCATCATTATCATATGGTATTGGGCCATATGTATCTTCCCAAATTTTTCTATAGTTTGACATAAATATATTCCTTATTATATTTATGCCAATTAGAGAAAATCTTAAACTATAGGTGGTATTGTATCCGGTGCTATCTGTAATATACTAGACAATGGTTGTGCAGAAGGTATTAAGTTAGCCGTATTATTGTTATATATCACATCTTCATTGTTGATGAAAGTTGATATTTGTGCCTTGTCATCTAAGGTCATGCCAGTATCTGTTCTAACATTTACAGATATGCGTACCCATATCTTACCGTCCCAACGATATAATATCTGAGGTGAATAGTCTATTCGCAAGAAGTAATCACCGACTTGTGGATTCTGAGGGAAACTAATACCTGAACCACTCGGTAATCCATTTGGTGCTGTTCCGTCACCTGTTAAATAACCTACTGTATAACCAAAACTTCTTGGAGTTGCACGGGCTATATATTGAAATCTAGGATCACAGTCTGCACGATAGTCCATAGTATTTGGACCATATGGTTCTGTACCCGTAAACCCTGATGCTGTTGGATCTTGATCTGCTGTGGCATACGTGTTATCCGCAGTACCGTATGGTCCAGTGACTGGGCCCATACTAGTTAATGTGAGAATTTTATCTCCGCTGATTGCTCTTGTACCAGAACCATCTGCTAAAACCATTGGAGCAGTTTTACCAACTTCAAGCGAAGTCTGAGTAAACTTATCAAGTTTATCTATGGACATGTCTGCTGTCATATCCCAAATATTTTTAAGCGAATCTTTGCTTATCCTGATACCTATACTAGGGTTCTTATACTTAGAATTACGAATGTAAGTGATAGATCCTGTAATACTAGGAGCTCCTATATTATTCGTTACAACACTAATAGGTGGAGCAGGTTGATCTTCTTTACCTGATAATACACCGTTACTTTCGTAAAGACCATATGTAGGTACAATATACAATTTGCTCGTATCATAACCAGACAACGGTACAATGCGTTTTGCTTCTTCAAGTTGCGCATTGTTGATTGCGATGTTCTTATTATATGTTGACAATATATCTTTTAGATTTTGATTAGTGTCTAACTGCCAGTATGCAGGATTAGGAGGATTAATACCAGCCGGCACGTCTGTTGTGCTGATATAATTCTTGTCACCATAACTAATTACATATCCAGGTGGATAAGTTTTACCAGAATCCCATGGACCGAGATAATTATCTTGATTGATCGGTTCTTGTAATATTTGACTAAACTCTTCACTGTCAATTAATGGTTCGCATTTGATACGCCATAAGTGTGGATACCATGTTTGACTAAAACCCTCACTTGCATAGTTAGAATCTGTAATTTGGTAGAAACGTTTTAGTGCAACTGGTATAGTCTCATTTAATGGGTTATAGTCTAATAAGTGTGGTAACTCTAAAACATCCCCGACCATTAACTTTCTACCTATAATGTCTATCATGTCATTATAGTGAATGGTAATAAAAATAATGTCGTTATTTAAGAACAGACCAAATTGACTTAGATCGAAATCTAGATTTTGGACATTGTAGTGACCGCGCAGTCTGTAAATGTTAGTGTCGTACTTTCTATCTCTGTTTTCTAAAAACAGTAGGTCCTGTATCTGAGTAGGTTCAGGGGTGACATATTGAGGTTGTGTATAGTCGATACTAGGTGTCTGTGCGTTTGGTCCTAGATATTTGTGAATATACAGGTCTGTTCCACCAACAGTGAACATTTCGGATATTGTTTTATCCATAAATCTGTAGTCATTTTGCTTGGTTGGACTATATAAAGAAAGTTTAGGCATGAAGTATTTAGTCTAGAATCAATGACTTACAACGGTGTTGACTTCGTATTTCAGCTATGTTAGAATACATCATATTAAAGACACTTCTGGAGTAGCACTAATGGCTCGCACCAAAAATACTGAAATCAAAGAACTGCATCCCAAAGACCCAGATGCAAAGTATCTCGGAACCGAACCTAAGTTCGCTGAGGGTTGCGACAAGAAATGGTCTCTCATTAGAGCAATGAACTGGTACAATCATTTTTATGACAATAAAGATGCTCGTGAGTTTATTGCCCAATACTTAGACGCTAATGATAAAACAGAATTGGCTAATTCTGTTCGCAAAGTACATGAAGGGCAGATTGTCGATACATATGGTTGGGTCGCACGGAGCATCATGCGCGGCTACCCAGCAGACGATGAAACGGTAGAAAGACTGTTCAATGAAGTTGAACGACTGGTTAAGACAACAGAAGTTATTCAAAAAGAAGAAAAGCCAGTTAGCAATCGCCCAAACGTACAAGAGATCATGCGTGAACGTACTCTTGAAGCAGGTGGTGAACTTGAGGGACGTTGGGACGAGTATGTTTTGGGTGGAGCTAAGAAAGAAAATTCGATCAACCCAATTCAAGTACTGAGTGAGCGTAACATTTTGCCTCAGCATGTAGGCATGCTTATCACTGCCTGGAACAACAAGCTGGATGAGTACACTGAGGTCCAAGAAGGTAAGGACGAGCAGTTGATTGAAGCATACAGTAAGTATGGTAAGGTTCAGATTCGTAATATGATCAGCACTATTGAATCTGTGATCAGCGAACTGAACTCTTATATCAACATCAAGAAAACTGATCGCAAGCCTCGTAAGAAGAAACCAGTACCAGTCGAAAAGATTGTCAAGAATCTAAAGTATCTCAAGACTTTCAAACTTGAGAAACTGGAACTGGTTAGCGTATCACCGACAAAGGTACATGGTGCTAGTGAAGTATGGGTTTACGACACAAAGAAGCGTAAGCTACATCATTATGTTGCTGATGAATATGCCAAAACACTTGCAGTTAAGGGCAATACTGTAATTGGCTTCTGTACTAAGCAAAGTGAAATCAAAACACTTCGCAAGCCCGAAGTACAGATTAAAGAAGTTATGGGTAGCAAGCCCGCAGCACGTAAATTCTTTAACAGTATCAAAGCAGTTGCAACTACACCCAATGGTCGATTCAACAAAGAACTGATTATTTTGAGAGCATTTTAAAGAGAACTTATGTCTGAACAAATTAACCCTATAGAGAGGAAGATGGCAACAATGATGATGGTCATTGATACTGCGATCCAATGTACAGAAACACCCGAAGATCAACTTATGCTGGCGTGTGCTATGATGCAGCGTACTAAAGAAATTTTTGATTGTATCTTAGGTGAAGAAGGTACTAAACGAATGATTAAGGAGCTGATAAAAGATGAGTGATAATATTGATTTAAACAAATATAAAGAATTCGTAGAGGCGATTACTAGCCGAGAAAGTAATAATTGTGATGCATTAATCACCAGATTAATGATATTGGATGACCAGTATAAAGTTAATGCATCTTTAGTTCTTACAGGTGCAGTAGGACTATGTGCTGAGTCAGGGGAATTTATTGAAATCGTCAAGAAAATGATGTTTCAAGGCAAGCCACTCAATGAAGAAAATATTTTTCATATGAAGCGTGAATTGGGCGACATTATGTGGTACTGGATCAACAGTTGTAGAGCATTAAATCTTGACCCCAATGATGTTATCGCTGAAAATGTACGCAAACTTGAAGCACGATATCCCGGTGGTAAGTTTGACGTTTATCAGAGTGAAAATAGAAAAGAGGGCGATCTGTAATTTCCGATAAATACAAGTATTAATCGAGAATTAACATGGCCGCAGACCCACTATCAACCCCAACAAATGCTACGTTAGAAGAAGCTAAAGAAGCACTCTATAACAATATACGATTACGTTTAGGCGGGGACATCGTTGATCTTGAGTTAGACCCTCAGCACTATGAGGCTGCATACAACTATACCATTAAGTTGTATCGTCAACGTGCGCAGAACTCTACTCAGGAAACGTATACGTTGATGACAGTGATACAAAATGTAGACACATATACTCTCCCAGCAGAGTTTGTGAACGTCAGATGTTTGTATCGTAGAACAGTGGGTCTAGAAACAGGTCCAAGCAGCACAAGTTTCGACCCTTTCTCAAGTGCTATTCTTAATACTTACTTGTTGAACTATAACTACACAGGCGGTATGGCGACATATGACTTCTATGCTGGCTACGTTGAACTAGCAGCACGTATGTTTGGTGGCTATGTCAATTACACATTCAACCCAGTAACTAAAGTATTGCGTGTTGTTCGTGACTTCAAGGGCACTGGTGAACGTATATTGATTTGGGCAGATATTCAACGCCCAGAACTTGAGTTACTTATGGATCCAGGTATCGGTGTATGGATCGGTGA